AAAAGATTATTGAACAGAACTTGCAGTTCTTAAACACACGATTAGAATATTATATTACACGTTTAGGTTTACCACACGAAGTACAATTCCAAAGTGACCTAACTGTAACTATTACACAACTTGGACAAGATTTAGATTTTGATAACTTGTCAAGAGGTGAGCGTAACAGATTAATACTTGGACTGAGTTGGAGTTTCCGTGATGTCTTTGAAAGTATGAATCATCCTATTAACTTTGTTTGTATTGACGAACTAGTTGACAGTGGTATGGATACAATTGGTGTAGAAAGTGCATTAGGCGTATTGAAAAAGATGGAACGTGATAGAGAAAAGAATATTCTACTTATTTCACATAGAGATGAGCTAGTTGGTCGTGTACAAAGTGTATTGCAAGTTACTAAAGAAAATGGCTTCACTACATTTAATACAGAGATAGAGGTAATAGATGCTTAATTTTATGAACTATGGAATTACTAGACTTGGTGATTCTGAAAAAGCAATTATAGTAAGACCAAATTGGTTTAGCGAAATGCAACTAGGTATTAAGAAAATGCAAAAACACAAAGGCATTTCTGGTGTACCTAATTTTTTAACCGAACAAGAAAAACAACAATTAACAGATATTCAAACTCATATAAAAGAAGAGTATGAACTAGAAGTTGGAAACTTAATGGCTCCTACTGTATTTTGTTTATCGTATCTTATTTGGCTTAGAACTATAGAACATACCCATGATGAAGATTATCTTAAACAGTTTACTTTAAATACAATTGTTGATGCAAGTAAAAATTTTACACTAGATAATTATAACGAAGCAGAAGAAACATTAAAAAAAGTACACGAATTAATTTACGTTGATTATGAAGATTTGTTTATTGATTTTAATACGCATCTAGATATTACTAAAGAAGAATTAAAAAAATATACAACAAATAATTTAGACATTGCTAAAAAAATAGCAAAAATGTCTGGTGATACTGAAACAATAGATAAATTAAACGATTATTCAGATAGATTACAAAGTGGGTAAACAACAACAGCTTCCATTAGAAGTAGATTTATCTAATCAGGAATATGTATTATTACATGCTCCAAATACAATAAGCGAATCATTTTTAGGTGTAGACACATTAGATTTGATTAGGAAAACAATTAATGAGTGGATCAAAGAGTAGTAACAATTGTCCGTGGACTTACAATAATGTTGTAGTTGACGAACTTCCTGCTGACTGCGAAGGATTTGTTTATTTAATTACTAACCTTACTAACAATCGTAAGTATGTTGGTAAGAAACTAGCAAGATTTAAAACAACAAAGCCACCCCTTAAAGGTAAGAAAAATAAAAGGCGTGGTACAAAAGAAAGTGACTGGAGAGACTATTGGGGCTCATCAGATCATTTAAATGCAGACGTATTAACAATTGGTTCTGAAAACTTTACTAGGGAAATATTACATTATTGTCCTAGCAGAGGTGTACTAAGTTATATGGAAGCAAAAGAACAATTTGACCGTAGAGTATTAGAAACTGATGAATACTATAACGGAATAATTAATGTAAGAATAGGTAGTTCTAAGATTCTTACAGAACACTTGAAAAAAGGTTGACAACGAACAACTTTTTTGTTATTATAACAAAAGTAGCGTTTTAACTTTGTTTGAAGCAAATAATTAAAGCATCAGATAATTAATAGTGTAAGACCAAAACTCATACAGACATAAAGTCAAGCAATTACTGGCACAGTTCAAAACACAATCAGGCTAATAAAAACTAACACAGGCTTCAAAGCTCCGATTGGTCGGCATAGGTCGACTCACCTTGAGGTTACGTAATCACGTGACTAGATACTGGTGTGCTTAACAATGTCAATACACTGATTTGACAAATCAAAATGATCAAGCTCTACGAACGCTCGTAACTTGAGGATAGTCCAAAAGTCGATACCATGGCTCCGGATGTTTCTGCGTTAGAAAAGCAGTATGTAATAAGGGTACAGCGTAACCGCCCTTCCTAGGTGTTAAACTAGGTTTACTATGGTACTTGTGGGTGACGTTCTATGTCAAGAACTCAATTTACACTTGGCCCTTAGTAGGCTAAGTGTGAATAAAATATCTTGTCAAGTAACCATTATAATTATCACATAAATAAACATAAGAACTAATTAAAAAAAATAGTTTTTATCTAAAACAATTAACTAACATAAAGAAGCGTAAGCATAAACAGTGAACAAAGCGTTAGCTTTGTGAAACTGATGATATCGTAGATATCAATTATATAAGAGAACAATAACACATATGACGTTGGACGAATTTCAGAGTAAATTTTTAGAGTTTACAGAAAAGCAAGTTGAACCCCTTAAAGATGATGGATATCCTGTATGTCCATATGCTAAGAGTGCCAGAATTAAACGGGCATTGCAGTTCATTGATGGTCGTAATGATTTAACAGTTATGGATACTTTTGATCCAGAAACATATCAAATGGGTATTGTTTGGTTAGGGGATTTAGATGATATTACTCCTGTAGAAAAAATTTGCGAGGAGTACTCAAATAAAAATCCACATCTCTTATACTTTACTAGTACAAGACAAAGTGGACATTTTATTAAAAACTTTACGGATTGTGTGTTTATTCAACGTGCTAACGACTTGTTAGAAAAACGCAAACACTTACATGATAATACAAACTATTACGATAGTTGGCCCGAAGAATACTATAAACTAATTATGGGTCATTAACGTCCACTAGGTTTTCTAGCAGCATTCATTTCTTCAACTCTATCATTCATACGCTCAACTAGTAATCTAATACTGTCTACTGGCATAGTCATAATGTCTTGATAGCTAAAAGCCCCGTCAGTTCTGATTACGATATCTAAATATCTTCCTTCGGTTTCTTTTAGATCTTTGTTATACTTATTTACAAGTTCAATGATTTGTTCGGGCTGACGAGAAGCTATCAGCCCTCGAAAAAATTTGCAATATCTAAGTCAATACCAGTTTTCCAACTATGACCGCAATCTTGACAGTTAGCATTAAATTCAGTTTCTAGTCCACTTTCACTTAATTCTTCAATTTTGCTTTTTATTAAATCATAATCTGATTTAGTAATTGATTGTAACCATTCTCTTATAGTTTCCTTATCATCAATTACGTCGGTATCTTTTCCTTGTACACTGCTAATACTGTTAGTAATTAAATCAACAGTAAGTTCTGCAATTTCAACAAATGTTTTTCCGAATAAATTTTGTCTATCAACATCATCTAAGTTTTCATCTGCTAGTCCTTGTATCATTTTTGATTGTTTAACTTGTTGAACTTGTAATAAAGTTCTGTCGGTTAATGTATAAGGATTACAGATAATTTTAAACTCACTTGGCAATGTTACACTAGGATCTATAGGATCATTATTTATTGTGGATAGCATTACGTTTGCATCTAGTTGCAATTGGTTTTGAAATTCACACTTTGGACACTTTACATCTACGTCAATTTCTTTACCGTAGCTTGCTTGCCTAATACCAATTAAAATTACAAGTAAATCGTTTACAGGCATTGATTCTGGTTCTTCAATGTCTGGGCAACAACTTTTAATTAAACTTATAGTGGCTTCTCCATTAAACAGAGCATCTGGTGTTTTAGTAATAAGTTCGTCCCTTGCTGTCATGGCATATACTGCTAGTTCGTTATCAATACTAAGTTTTGGCTTGGTTTTATAATACTTGCCCTGGCTTGGTAGTGGAATAAACAAAGAAGGCTTTTTATATGCCTGAATTAGTGGGTTTGTCATACTTTATATTCTCCAATTATATACGTATATTACGGTAAGCCATAAATACTGTATAATACAATAGTATTTATCCAAATTAAAACAGTACTTAATAAGCAGAAACACATGGACCAACAAGATATAAACGCTATACTCGGTAATTTACCACCCTGGGCATCAGAAGAAACATTGCAATCTGTTGCAAATAACTTCGGTGGTATGCGATTAACTCTTTCACAGGTAGTAGCTCAAATTGGAAAACTAAGTCCAGCTGATGTTAGAAAAATAGCCAAAGAAGCCGAAGATGCAAAAAATGATGCAAACAAAGGCGATAGTAAAGCAACAGCAGTTGGTAAAGAAATTAAAAAAAGTATGGATATTACAACTTCGGGTAGCTCAGCAGCAAATGCCGTAGCAGAATTATCACATGAAGCAGCAAAGCATCTAGCAAATGCAGGAATAGCCACCGGTAACTTTACTTCTAGATTTGGAGTAGCTGGAAAAGGCGCCGCAGCTGTGCTAAAAGGCGTAGGCACGGGCGGAGTTGCAGCAACTGGATTAGCAATGGTATTTGCTAAATTAATGACAGAACAAGAAAAGTTAAGTAGATCATTTATTGAATTTGGATCAACAGTAAGTGATCAGCAGATGTGGACTACACTTAGAAGTAAAACACGATTACTCGGTATGGGACTAAAAGACTATGTAGAAATGACAGAAGCAGCAAAGCCGTTTATTGTTAGTGCAGGAAAGTCAGCATACATGGGACAACGAAATATGGCAGACTTTATTGATAGTATCGATAAGAGTGATGGGTTTAATGACTTTGGTTTTTCTATACAAGATCAGGCTAGATTTATTACACAAGAAACAGAAACTCTTTATCAAACAGGACAAGTAACAGAATTCAATGCACAAACTAAAAAACGAGTACTTGAAGGTTTTGAATCTGCAAATAAACTTGCATTATTTACTGGTAACATTTTAGGTACACAACGTGACGAAGCATTAAAATTAAGAGACGAAGCTAGAAATAACGTTGAATTACAAACTGCATTAATTCAGAATACAAAATTTATACAAGAGAAATACGGAGAAACTGCTGATAAAAATATTACGGATGCTGTTGGTTTCTTTGCAGTACTTAATAACTCTACAATGGGTCAGGAATTTGCAGAAAATTTTAGCGACGATGTTGCATCTACGCTAAATGATATTTCATACGATCAGTCAGCAGTTAATAATATTGATACTGACTTTTTAGCAAAGTTAAGATTAGTAGGACCGGGTGTTGCAGAAGAATACATCCAAATGGTAGAGGATACTGCTACTGGACAAATAACAACAGAAGAACAAGCAACAGAAAGACAACGAGCGTTTGTTAAGATGATAAGAGATGGAACTATGAGAGTATCAGCTTATGCTCCTGAATTGTTTGAAACTACTAAACTAATAACACTGGCTAGAATTATACCTGATTCTTATTTTAAAGCAGATTTAAGTGGACTAGCTGATAACGACTATATTGCTAAACTTGTTGAAAATGCAGATACATCAATTGATGTAATTGACAATGTATCAGTATCTTTTCAAAATTTACAAGAAGTTATTACACCTGGGTTTGATACACTAGGAACTGGGTTTTCAGTATTAACTGGTGGATTAATGGGTCTTGGAAAAGGGCTTGCTAAATTATTTGGAAAAGAACACGAAGATAGATTTAATGAAATATATGCCAGAGATTTAGAAAAACGATACAATGAAAGTATTGACACTATGACAAGCGATAACATATACGCTAACATAGAGGCAGTTAAAAATACAGTACAAATTAGAACAGACAGTAAAAACGAATTACTTGAACTAATCGAAGATGGAAAAAACCCAGAAACTGAAGAAAATTTAACTGAAGAAGAGATAGTTAAATTACAGAACCAGTTAGGATCATTACAGGATCAGATAATTGAATTAAGAATATACGAACAAAAACTTTTAACAAAAGAAGGCGAGTTAACAAAACAAGGATTAGGATTAGAATAATATGGCAAAATCATATAACATACCAACACAAAACGGTGAGCTAGTTGTTCCAGCTTGGGCAACAGAAGCCACAATGGCACGTATAGGAAATATCACATACGGTACTAACGTGTTATCTAAAAAACTTTTACAAAATGCAAAAAAATCAGCAAAAATTAATCAAGCAACATTAGATGCAGTTGAAACTGCCATTGATGCAGTTGCTAGAAATGCCGAGACAAATCAAAAACAATCAGAAAATGCAGCTAATTCAATAATGGGTGGTGTTAAAAAAGTTAATAGCGTAGCAGACTTTTTTGGAGACTCTGAAACACCGTTAAGTAGTTTAGTTGATGCAGCTGGAACATTAGCAGACAAAATGAAAGATGCAAATGGTAAAGGTGGACTAATGGACTTAACAGAAAAAATTCCAAGTATTAAACCTTTCTTTGAAAAGTTTGGCGGAGGCATGGCAGTTGCTACAGATGCCGCATTAGCATTTGCAGGTTGGAATGCAGCCAAGTACGAACAGTTTGCAAAAGTACAACGAACAATGATTGATGCTGGTTCTATATTTTATGAGACAGGTGACATTTTTGATGATTTATATACAGATAGTTTTCAGGCAGGTATAACATATGATAAATTTGCAGAAACAGTTGGAAACTTTGGTGGAACAATGACAGCACTTGGCGGTGATGTATCTGGTGGCTCTGTAAGATTATTACAAATGTTTAAAAGCATGTCAACTACTACAGATTCGCTAGGCGATCTTGGAATGTTGAATAATGAATTATTGCAAACGTATACACAGTATATGGAAACACAACGTTTAACTGGCGCCCTTGATAAAAAATTAGCAAACAATGGCGAAGAGTTAGAAAAGAGTTTTATAAATTTAGTAGTTGAAAGTTCAGCTATGGCAAGTCTAACATCATTAAATCGAAGCGAAGCATTGCAGGCAGCTATGACAGCAATGAGTAATGAATTTTTAGCAGCAGGTACGCAAACTTTAAGAGATCAGGGATTAGAAAAAACTGCCAAAGCAGCTGAACAATTAATGATACAATTAGGTCAAATTAAAGACACAGGACCAGCGGCAGGAATAATGCAATCTCTCGAAGATGCATTTAATAGAAACTTAGTTGAGTTTTCAGATGATATAAGTAGGTTTCAAGTTGAAACAGGTATGTCAACAGAACAACGAGCAGCATTTGATAAAGCTATGCCAGGCTTCCTAGGCAGAATTAATGATATGGTGCGTTCCGGTGAAGCAAGCGAAGAAGTTGCTAAAAACTTTATGGTCAAAGAATTTGCTAAAATAGACATGACAAAAATTGCAACTGCTGGATCTGAAGCAGGTTCGCCTTTACGTTTAATACAAGAATTGCAATCAACTGGTATACTTATTAATAAGAATTTTAAAAACTGGATCAATAAAACTGATACCGAAATTGATGGGTATTTAGTTGATACTAAATCAAAACTAGGTGAGTCTGGAAAAACCACAGTAGCAATGAATGATATGGCTAAAATGTTTTTAACAGCACAGGAGTTTATTACAGTTCCTATGCAAACATTTGGTAGTGCATTAGAAACAATGACTAGTTGGGCAACAGATACTACTTCAACATTAAATAAATCATCTAATTCATTATTTGAGCATATACTTGGTAGTAATGCAACTGAATTAAATGAAACAACAACAGAAACTTCCTCGCTTACACCTACTGCATCTACTAGTGACGCACAAGTAACACGTGGGTCAGATTCTGCATTTGCAAACGAAATACCTGAAACAGCAAGTGTTGTAGAGAGTAAACCCATGTCTTTTAGCACAGCGAACTTGACAAATGATGATAATAGTAGTATAATACATAAAACTGCATGGCTGAGTTTAACAGATGATGCTATTAAGAGAGCTAAACGAGAAATGGATATATTGCAAGAAAGTAATAAACTAGCTGAAGTTAGGGTAAAAAATGCAGAAGATCTTAATTTTGATCAACTTAGAAAACAGCGTATGAGATTTTCAGCGTAAACGTTAATAAGTAAATAGATAAATACAAATACAATAAAAGGCATACATTATGAGTTGGAAAAAACACTTTACAAAATATAATCCACCAGGTGGAACAACCGGAACCACGAGTAACAATCGCTGGCAAAGTTGGCTACCGGAAGTATATTCAGGTCAACCAAATCGTGTTGAGCGTTACACACAGTACGATCAAATGGACCAAGACAGTGAGATTAATGCAGCACTAGATACTATTGCAGAATTTAGTACACAATTAAACCCAGAATCAAATTTGCCTTTTGAAATTAATTACAAAACAAGCCCAACTGACTCAGAAGTAAGTGCATTAGAAACTACATTAAAGCAGTGGGTTGCTATTAATAACTTTGAACGTAGAATATTTACTATGTTTAGATCTTGTATTAAATACGGTGATCAGTTCTTTATCAGAGATCCAGAAACATATAAACTTATCTTTGTACAACCGGGTGACATTGCCAAAGCAATTGTTAACGAAAGTGAAGGCAGAGAAATTGATCAATATGTTATTAAAAATATAGCACTTAACTTACATGACTTGGTAGCAACTGATACTAAGAAACATTCAGATTCAACCGCAGTAAATCCAACAACTGGTTATACAGTTGGTAAAGGAAACTCGGGCATTGTTACACCAAATTCATCAGGTGGACAAAATTCAGAATTTGCCGTTGATGCTAGACATGTAGTACATGTTAGTTTATCAGACGGAATGAATGGCAACTGGCCATTTGGTGATAGTATACTAGAACCAGTATTTAAAGTATACAAACAAAAAGAATTATTAGAAGATAGTATTATTATCTATCGTGTACAAAGAGCTCCAGAGCGTAGAGTATTTTATGTTGATGTTGGTAATATGCCAGCACACAAGGCAATGGGCTTTGTTGAAAGAGTTAAAAATGAAGTACACCAAACACGTATTCCAAATATGAGTGGCGGTGGTACTAAAGTTGTTGATGCAGCTTATAACCCGTTATCAATAATGGAAGATTACTTCTTTGCTCAAACAGCTGAAGGACGTGGATCTAAAGTTGAAGTATTACCAGGTGGTGAAAACCTAGGTGAGATTGATGATTTAAAGTACTTTAACAACAAACTTATGCGTGGACTTCGTGTACCAACATCGTACCTTCCTACTGGAAGTGAAGACGGTATAGCGGCGTTTAATGACGGACGAATTGGTACTGCAATGATCCAAGAATTCCGTTTTGCAAAATATTGCGAAAGATTACAATTAACACTACAACAGTCTTTAGACCACGAGTTTAAATTATTCTGTAAGCATAGAGGTGTTGATGTTAGTGCTAGTTTGTTTAATTTAACATTTAGTGAACCACAGAGTTTCTCACAATATAGAACAATTGAAATTGATGCTCAAAAGGCAAACCTATTTAGTTCTATCGAAGGTGTTCCATACTTATCTAAGAGATTTATACTTCAAAGATATTTGGGACTTAACGAAGAAGAAATGGTTGAGAACGAAAGAATGTGGAAAGAAGAAAATCAAGCAGGCAATCAACCAGCCGGGTCAGCTACAGGCGACTTAGGTGGAATGGGTCTAAGAGGCTCAGACGTAGATAGCTTTGAACCTACAGACGTAGGAGCAGAGAATGCCAATGACGAAGGATTAGATGATCTACCAACAGACGGTGGCGATGCCGATACAGGTGGAGACACAGGAGTACCAGACGATGCGATTTAATGAATTAGCACAAAATGAACAAGATGATAACTTCAATAAATGGGACGAGGATGATACTCGTAGACCTAAATTGACACTAAAACATCTAAACAAAATGCGTAATAGACGCGAAATGACTCGTAGTGAGCATGCAGATAAGATAGAAGATGTGCAACTACAGTACGGCGCTAGCCCTGAAGCATAGTAAGTAATATACACTTATAATGCCTAAAATCACTACCGTGACTTCAAAACCACGGTTTTTTTTGTATTTAAGACATCTTGCTCTATGCCAAGACTAAATACACATGTTATAACCTTTAAAGGAGAATGTCAAATGAGTACTCGCGAACGTTATATTAAAGTAATTGAAAGCCTAGTTAATGGTGAAGAAGCACAAGCATCGGATCTATTACACGAAGCATTCGTAGAAAAAGCACGTGAAATCTGGAATGACCTAGTCGAAGCTGACGAAGTTGTTGAAGATGAAGTTGCAGAAGAAGAAATTGATGAAGCGATCAGCGACGAAAAAGCTGACGACTTTATCGGCGACATCGAAGAAGATGATGAAGAAATCGAAGCAGAAGAAATGTTCGGTGAAGATGAAGACGGCGAAGACGCTCCTGAATCAGATCTAAGCGACCCAGAAGCTGAAATGGAATTATCAGACGAAGATGGCGACATGGACTTTGACGGTGATGGTGAAGAATCAGCACACGAAGAAGAGCATGAAGAAATTGAAGATAAGTTAGTAAACGTCGAAGACGCACTAGCAGATCTTAAAGCAGAATTTGCCAAAGTAATGGGTGATTCAGAAGAAGAAGCTATGCCAGAAATGGAACCAGAAATGGAACCAGAAATGGAAGAAGCAGTATCTCCAGTAATTGAAGAAACTGATGCTGAAACTGATGAAGACTCAGAAGAAATCGAAGAAGGTGCAGAACTAAAAGCAGCTCCAGTAAGTATGCCAGCAGGCGATGACGGTAAAGCGTCACCAGTTGCAGGTAAGAACGACATGGGCGGCGAAACAGTAGACATGTCTAAGAAATCTTCAGAAGGCGCTAAAAAAGGCTTAACAGGCGATGCTAAAGATATGAACGTTGATGGTCCACAAGACATAGACGATCTTAAAGCAAACCCAGCAGGCCACGGTGCTGAGAAAAAAGGCAAGGCTAACTAATTATGCTTACACTAAAAGAGAACCTAAGTTACGATCAAGCAAAAATCATTACTGAGTCAGATCAGGAAGGTAAAAACTTGTTTATGCAAGGTATCTTTGTACAAGGTGATAAGCGTAACCAAAATAGTAGAGTTTATCCAGTTACAGAAATTTCAAAAGCCGTTAAGGCAATACAAGAAAAAATTGAAACTGGGTATTCAGTATTAGGCGAAGCAGATCATCCAGATGACCTGCAAGTTAATTTGGACCGTGTATCTCACATGATTGAAAAAATGTGGATGGACGGACAAGACGGTTATGGTCGTTTAAAACTGTTACCAACTCCAATGGGAAATATTTGTAAAACCCTATTAGAAAACGGAGTAAAACTTGGCGTTTCGTCAAGAGGTAGTGGTAATGTAGCAGAAAGCGGTAATGTCAGTGATTTTGAAATACAAACTGTTGATATTGTTGCTAATCCAAGTGCCCCAGACGCATACCCGGATCCTTTATATGAACAAATTATGAATGGACACCGTGGTAATATTTTATTGGATGTTGCAACCGCAGTAAAAGACGATACAATAGCAAATCAATACCTCCAGAAGGAAGTATTAAAGTTCATTGAAAAACTAAACATTAGGAGAAGCTAAATGGCTAATAATGCAATAGAACAACTCCTAAGTTCCGAAGTCCTTTCTGAGGAAGTGCGTTCAACACTTTCAGAAGCATGGGAAGAACGTTTAACAGAAGC